GGAATCTACGGGCGCAAACTGACCGCACCCTATTTCCCCAAACTCAAATAAGCTGGCGCTTATTTTCGCAAACTCAAATAAGCCTTTGCCTATTCTCGCAAACTCAAATAGCGCTCGCCTTATCTGGCCCAGCCCTATTTGATTGTGGTCAATGTGGTGCGGTCTAAATGCCATGTGCAGTTAGTTCGGTCTAACAACAAAACTTCTGTTCGAGTGTCACACCAAAAGAAAGGAGGGTTTAACCCCTCCATTCTATCTTACCTAGCTTTTCACGATTTCTAATGTATTCCGGGGTGTACCATCCCGACACATTCAACCATACGCTAAACACCTTATAAAAAGGCACTTTTCCATCAACATCAAATATTACATTACCATCTTCATTTATATAAACCTCTCTATTATGAATTATCTTCGTTTCCATTTAATACTTCCTCCTTTAGTATTTCTTCCAAGTATACAATATCCTCGTTTATTTCCATTACACTTGCCAATATAAATTCCTCTGTATCTCCGCTAATATCTTCGCAAAGTAAATTCAAATATACGTTTCTTTGTCTTTCCAGCCTGTTTAGTTCCGTGTTGATTGCACGTATAATTTTTAGTTGCTTAATCATTTTTATTCGTTTTCACCTCTAAAATTTCGCAATCAGCTTTTAGCAACATCGTTACCACAGCCGCCCAAAACTCTGTAGTGGTTTCGCACTTGGTTTCTTTCTCGTTCCTGCTGTACTTAATGATAATCATAACTTCAACATCCTTTCTACTTTATCCCAGAATTTTTCGGGGATATGATTTCCAATAAAGCCTACACCGGCTAACACAAGTAGCCACCCTGCCAAAATCATCATTTCAACCATTTTTCTTTCCTCCTATTGATTTATCGATAAAAGATTTTAGGTCTATTAAATCGTCTATCACTGTATCTAGTACAGCTACAGCAACAATTGCTTCGCATCCACTGAAGATTTCAAAAAATTTGTTTTTGAAGTTCCCTAATTCCTTATGGATTTCTATAGCCCTCATAAGGTCTTGTTTTCTCATTTTATTCACTCCTTAATTTTAAATCCCATATAATCCGCAAATTCTTTCAACAGTTCTTTTGCGCCATTTTTATTACAAGCGCAATCTCCTAATATTCGCTTGATTGCCATATCACCCCCATATTTTATTACATATTCGTTTACTGTTTTAAATTCCGTATTCATTTTATTGCTCCTTTCCTTTACTGTACCCCTATTATACGCCTTTTGCTGTATCTTGTCAATAGGGAAAGCCCAGGAAATTTAAAATTTCCCAGGCTTTCCCGGTAGTTAAGGAATACTTGTACTCTAGTAGTTAGCCCACAGGCCCGGACGATAAGTAACAGTTTTGTTCAACGTAGATACTTTCCAGGTTAGGGGGCGCAATAGCAAGTGTGAAGTCAATTCTGCAAGTAAGGTTGTTAGGTAATTGTAATTACCATACTTGCAATCATGTTATTTGAATCGCTTCCGCTATAAGTGAGCATAATTGCTTTTGCTGTTTCATCACTTCCGATTCTAAGTGTGCCACTTCCATTATAAATTGTCTGTTCCGAGTTATTCCCAATAACTCTTACGTTTGCTTCTGTAGGCGCTCCAACGTTTTCATATGTGCCATCGCTGTAAAGTTTTATAAGTTCAAGTTGCATAGGTGTACTACTTCCCTTTGAAAGAGTTGTATTACTACCGCTTAATGCATAGCCTGTAATTGTTTTATTTTCAGATTGATAAGAGCCGCCTACCATGTTCGAGAAAGCATTATCTGCCGTAAGCATATAGCAAAGGTTATTTTCTGCGTAAGCACAAACAATTTTGCCTGTAGGCATATAGCACCCTGTAACACGGCTATTTGAAGTTGTGTCTAACTGAATAGAAAAATGGGGCATAGAGCTTTCGCTCATTAAATCATTGAAAACGCAATCTCTAATAATATTGGTATTGCTATCACTCAGGGAAAACGGGGTATCCAAATTTGTGGCATTGCGGTTGATTGTGCATTTTTCAATCAGCGTATAACCATTAGTACCCATTGTGGATACAATCAAGTCCTCCGTCCAGTTAAATTTACAACCAATTACTTTGAGGTATCCGTAGGTAGAGGAAATACTAGAACCACCATCAAAAGTGCAACCCTTAAAATTACCTCTATTAGCGCTGATATCCCCTGTAAAGGTCACACCATTAAAGGTAATATTGGGTACAGTAATAGCACCGTTAAATACAGCGCCATTACCTAGAATTTCTGCGCCCTCCTGGGAGTTAAAATAGGTTCCCTGGCTAATATTGCTAAAGGTATAAGTACCCGGCGCAAAGTTAATTCTTTTAGCCCCCATTGTGCTAGAAAGAATCCAGGTTAATGCAAGGTCGTTGTTTGTTGCAGTCTGGTTTTCTGATACGCCATACCATGCGGGGTTGATTTCCGGTGTTGCGTTTTGACTACCAACACGGGGAATAATATAGGTATCGAAAATTTGAGTACCATATTCAACAAAACCTTTAGAGAAAGTCACCGTACAATAGTTAGTGCCGGGTGTTGCGGCGTTGTACACAAGTTTGGCACCGGGCAGAAATTGTACAGCGCAAGGAATGGTTACATTTCCGCTAATGAGGTAGTTACCAGGCATGAGGGAAACGGGGGTATTTGCGTCAAGCTGTCCAAACGCCGTTGTATTGTCTGTACTCCCATCCCCTTTAAGGGTGCTTGCAGGCTCCCAAGGAATAACCAAATTTTGCAACTTTTGGTTAGTTTGCTGTAAACCGGTTTCAAGTGCTGTGATATCGGTTTCATTTGTTGCCACTCTCTGGGTCAGGGCATCAATAGCGGCGTTTCCACTTCCCCACATTGCCCAGTATTCTTTATTTGTTACAGCAGTACCGGCGGGGACAGGTTGACGGCTGATATACCCCACACCGCCGCTTGTAACAATGTCTAGGGCTTCATAGGCAGTTTCATTATTATATTCTCCCATAATCCGGGGGATATAACGAGCGCCCACATAGATGTTATTAGCTTGCACTGACATTTAAAATTCCTCCTTTTATTGTGTATTCCCGCATATATAGTAATATACATACCCGGAACAAGTCCCGGTTGTGGGGCGTACTAGATATAATGGCGGTAGATATTGTGTTGCTCTGTTCCATGAAGGGTTAAGCCAAACAAAAGCGCTAGCATTATTAGAGGTAAAAAACTGTGTATAAACAAATGGCTGTGGATAAAATGTATAGGGGTATTTGTATTGTGCATCAGTAAAAGGGGAGTTACTTCTGTACATATTTCCTAGGGTTGTGCTTACAGACAAGTTAGAAATTTCTACTTTTGCCCACAATTCTACAAAACCATCTGACCAATAACGAAAATTAAATATATCTTGTGTGCCCTCATTTGTTACATATCTTTTTGTGTTGTTTACTTTTGTATAATGAGCGCTTGACATAGTACCGGCCCGGCTTGCGCTTGCGGTGGGGAGTGTGGCCCATGTTCCTTGATTAGCGTTTGACCACCTCAAGAAATAGGACGTACTAGAACCGCTATTTGTGGGGCTGTTCATTTTGTCGTTTAAGCTATTTGTTATAGAAGTAATATTTGTATTTATGGTATTTATATTATTATTTACTGTTTGTAATGTTGCTGTTAGTCCCGAAATATCGTTTGTCAGTTCTTCTAGTTCTATATTCAACCCGTTAATATTGCTTATGCTATGGGAATGTGATGAAGGGGGAAAGGTTGTAGGTTTATCGCTTATACTGGCCCAGTTTGTGGGATAATTTTCGGGTTTCCCCGTTACTTCTCCCCATGTGGACGGGTAGGAAGTGGGCTTTCCCGCCACACTATCCCAGTTTGTGGGGAAAATATCGGGCTTTCCGGTGATTTCATCCCAGGTTGAAGCCCCTCCACCCCCTCCCACACCAGCGGCGGCGGCTTTTGCAGAAAAATCCTCGTTTGATACGTTGGAAAGGTTGCTGTTTGCTTTCCCCGCCACAGTGGTTTCCAATGTGGAAATATTTGTGGAAAGTGTGGAAACAGCATTGTTTATGCTGGTTAGTTCTTCTTCAAGTGCGGAAAATTCCCCGTCATAGGAATTTAATGTATTATTGATAGAAGTTAAGCTATCACTAATACTTTCTAGTTCATCTGTTAGCCCGTCAATTTGTGAAATCTCGTGTGTATGTGTAGAGGGCGGGAAAGTCTGGGGTTTACCTTCCACGTTTCCCCATGTAGTGGGGAAAGAGGTAGGTTTTCCACTCACATTTTCCCAGGTAGTGGGGAAAACATTGGGCTTTCCGTCCACCTTTTCCCATGTGGTGGGGTAGGTGGATGGTTTATTCTGCACGTTGTCCCAGTCTATTGCACTAGCTTCGCCACCTGCTCTATACGTATATGCCCAGTATTCCCCATTATCTGCGCCCGGTTCTATTCCTGCCGGTACAGGCTTATTTGAGGTATACCCGCCGCCATTATGGGTTACAACACTGAGGGCTTCATACCCTTTCGAGTTATCCCATACACCACAAAAAAGGGGTACATAGCGAAAGCCTACATATACATTAGCCATTTAGCCCTAACTCCTCTCTTGTGGCGTTGGCAAGATAGCAAAAACCGGGGGCAACTCCACTATTATATAAATTTACAATATCTTCAATTAGCAAGAATTGGTTCCAGGTTTTTTCCTCCATCTTTTTCACCTCCATTATAGCATAAAGCATTTACCATTGCAATACTAAATGCCCCGCTAAAGGCTCCCCATAGGGAACGGTATCAAACCCTAAGAAATCCCAGGCGGGTGGAATATAGGCGGCAAAATACCCGTTTGCAGTTAAACCGAAAGAAACATAGGAAACAATCCCCTTTACCATGTTTTGCAAGTTCTGGTCAATGTATGCTTGCAAACTATCAATATAAAGGTCTGCGTATTTACCGTCCCTAATATCGTTGAGCAGATTCTGCATTTGGTTAAGCTGTTCTGTTACAGTGGTTTTCAGTGTAGAAAAATCTTGCTCAACCTGTTCTTGACGCAATCCAAGTTTATCCAAGTTTTCTTGAAAAGATTCCTGCGTTTCAAACATTTTTACAATATATTCTGTCAACTTGCAAAGAACCTCATAATATGACAAAGATTCATCATATACAAGGGGTAGCACCTTTTGGCACCAGAAACGGAAATCACTACAAATATTATAGCTCATTTTATAAACCTCCCTTAATAAATCATCATAAATAAATCTTTTAAAGCATTGATTACTTGTACATCAATATTTATAATGCTGTTGCGGTAACTTTGCGCAATTTCCCACGGGGTGCGGCTTCCAGTGATACCTTTTCTTTGTATCGTGTGCTGTTCTGTAGTGTGGGAATTTCCTTGACTTTTGCTGTTGGTTTTATTTGTGCCTTGATTTTGCGTGTTGCTGTTGCTAGTTGCATCCTCATTTGTGCCGGTAGTTCCGTAAAATAGATTATTTTGGTTACCTTCAACTTGCGCTTGCGGATAATTGCTATTTAATTGCTGTGTGTTGTCCGTTGCGGTTGTAGTTGTGTTATCTGTGCTTTCCCCGTTTACTTCTGTACTGGTGTTGTCGGCTCCTGTCAAAGTACGCTGTAATGTTTCTGTTACGTCCATATCATAAGCACTACTAAATTTGTCCGTAGTGGTCAAGTACACATCATTATAATATGGCATGATTTCATTTAAGCGTTGATTTAAATACAGTTTCCACAACCCAACTGTTTCAAAACCGATTTCGTTTGAAAAGTAATGCAATAAAATTTTGTATTCCAGGGTTTCACGATAGCTTTCCAGCCACATAGGAAAATCAAAGTCAAAGATTTTAGGGGCGGCTTCCTTAATCCTGTCTGTGATAGGCTTTCCCGCTGTGCTGTTGTATTCAATTATCGTCCTCAGTTGGGTTGTATACTTCGCCATCGTTTTCCCCTCCCTCCATGTTTGGCGCATTTACAGTTGTTTGTACATCAGATTTAAAGCGAACATCTACATTAAGCCCAAAAATAGAGTTAATTTGTTTGCACGCTTCTTTTCTGCTGTCAAGAAAAGCGTTTCTTTGCGCTTCAACAGCGCCGTAATTACTGGCTACTTCATCGGCCACTAACCTTTCCTTTTTATCTTGGTTACTATTTTCGATTCCCAGGAAAGTTAAGTACTCGTTCATTAAATCATGTTTTAGTACATTTAATTTATCTGCCACATAAGGGGCTGTTGTGTCAAGCACGTTTATTTTAGATTCCGTCAGCATATCCGGGTCACCATAAATAAAAGGCTCGTTTCCATCATACTGCATAAAAAGATTTTGCATGGTAAGGCGCTGGCTTTGTGGGGTTAAAATTACTTTAGGCGTTTTCTGTCCTTTAATATTTACGTCAATAGCCCTCTGAATTTCATAAAGACGTGACGCATAAAGGCGGGTAGTCATTTCTGTTGGAGTGTGCAAGTAGTTGTTCCAGATTATTACACTGTTTATAGGGCTTAACTGTGCGGTATATGTGCCATTACTTGTATATACTTGGCGTACAAGAGGTATGTCATACACATTTAACTGCCCTCCAAGGTTAGAGTTTAAGGCTAAATAACCTAGTGTTTCATCCTTGAAAAAGGTTAGTTGCCCACGCTCAAATAATGCCCTTTCGAGAAAGCGGATGTCTACAGTGTCAGGCATATTAAGCCATTCAAACCTTGATAGGGCGATAGCTTTTAGCCTAAAATAGAAATCATTAAATGTATAGTTGTTTAATTCTGCACTTGCCCAAATTCGCCGGGGCATACCTGGCAGACCGGCGGGGCGTTTCTTTTTGCCCATAGCTTAACCTCCCTGCGGGGCATTATTTAGGCTATAATTCCCGATATAATCACCATGCCAAAACCTCACGCCATTATTAAAAATGCTTTCGAGTTTCCGGGCTACATCGTTATTAAAATTGCCACTAATTAAAATGCTCTGTGTTTTAATGTAATTCCAAAACGGCCTACTATTTAAATAGGTCACGGGGGATTCTGTGCGTTTATGGCTATAACCGAACATATCAAAATACCCATCTATTGCCCTTGCGTAACTCTGCCTAATGCTCATATCTTGAAAACCGAAATCTTTAAGGCCAAACTGAAAAAGTGCGCCGTTGGCGTTTTCGCCGTGTGCCTGGGGCGGTAGGCTTTTTGTAGCGTTTTGCTTTGCCATTGTTTGCGCAATGCCTAAAATGCCACTTGCTACACCGCCAACATTAAGAGATAACGCACTCCCCAGCACTCCCAGACCCTGGGACATATAACCAAGGTCAACCCCAGAAAAATCCATGCCAAAGGCCGAAACTGTGCCCTGCTGGGCAACCCAGGCTTTATAGGTATCGGATACCCAAGAGCATTGAGGAAAACCAGATAGCGTTAAACCATAGTCAACATTATTTAAAGTTCCTATTGAAGTTCCGTCCATACCATTATAATTAGTAGGAATAATTTTTACAGTGGGGTTTATTTCCATAGAGCAACGCAACTCAAATTTTACTTGCCTAGGGCTAGTTGTAGGATACAGAGGACGGCTTGCAAACCATTCGTAATGATAATCAGCACTGTTTCCCATAAAATTTGTGGCGTGTAAAAACTTATAAGGGTATGTCAATAGCTTTTTGTTTTTGGGGGTGTATCCATCCAAGGTTAAACTTGTTACGTTATACGTATATACATCATCTGCCGCACCGTTTGTAGAAGGAGAATTGCTTTTACTACGTACAAAGTTAGAGGGCATTTGGAATATTGCTACAATACCATCTAATTTATTAGCTTCTGTAGCGGATGAAATAAAGTCGTTTACTTCGCTTGCACTGTCAAAAGAAATAATATTTAATCCACTATACTGCCCGTTAAAATATCCCCCTGTTGTATCTACTAATGTACTATTCATAGTACAGGCTACGCATATTGTATAATCGTCGAATTTATCTGTTTGTTTTGCGTCATTTATAATATACTCGCCTAACTCTAATCCCTCGTCAAGAATATTGCTTCCTGGGCTGTCTGTTAATTCATGGCACCTTTCAATAAAGCACTGATGCAAGTTCCAGTTAAATTGATATGTTTGTATTACATCCAATTCAAAATTTATACGTGTTACTCCTGGGTTTACCATTTCACATGAAGTTATAAAAGCATAGTACCATTTGCCGCTATACATATCTGTGTTTTTCATCATCAGATAGTTATAGCTATTAAAGTGTTCTATTGTGTTGGGTAACAAAATAAAACCATCACTAATTTTGAACGGTGTTACATTCGTGTAATGGTCTACACTTTCGTTTGCTTTCCCCGTAAAAAATGAAGTTTGGGCATTGATACTATCAAATAAATAGGTGTCCTGGTAATTATTTGAAAGTTCAATGCCCATTAAAGTGTAAACTTCATTTTGCGGGGTATAGGGCGGGTTTATAAAACTCCCCGGCATACCTATTCCCCCTTTTCTTTAAGATGCGCTTACAGTTACGGTAGCAGTATTAGATTTACTGGTATCAAATACACTGGTAGCTTTTACAGTAATCGTTGTTGCGCTCTCATCCTGTGCAATGTAAAGCCGCCCCTGTCCGTCAATTCGGGTGTTGGCGCTCTGCTGGCCCGAAATGCTCCAAGTTACCCCAGTAGAAGCAAAACCGGCATTAGTTACCGTGGCGGCAAACTGGGTGCTTGTGCCTTTACCCATGGTCAGGGCAGAGGGAGTAACAGCCACAGCAGAAACAGCGGGTGTTTCATCCGTGAAAATGACGGCATTTGCAAACGGGGAAGTGCTAAAAGTTTTCCATTGATGAAGCCAGTAATTCCAGTAAAGGCCCTCGCCGTTATACTGCTCAGTCATATTCTGGAAGTTGTCGAAAATCATAAAGAAATCTCTGTCAACACAAACACAAGGCACATCTTCAAAAATAGAAGCGGTCAAGGCCGTGTACTGAGTTCCCAACAGTTCCTGCAACCGTGCGGTTTCGCTCGTGGTAAAAGTAAACTGGTCAACGATAACAGTATGCCCCATAAGGGTAACTTTATCAATGTTAAAGGCACGGGCCAGGGTTTCCACGTCAACGATACTGGAGAAGTCAGCCGTCATAATGAAATACTGGTCACCCTTGGGAGTGTGGTTATAAACTCCTGCCTGGTTATAATCAGCGCTCAAAAACTGCAACTTTTCAGAAGTAGCTTTCAGAGTAGTAACCACGGTGTTCGAGTTGGCGGCGGTAGGCTGTGCAATGGTCACGGGATGGAAAGCGCCGTGTTCCATGGCGTAGCACAACATATATTTCATTACAAGGTATTCATCATAGTTAGCGGACGTATAAAGGGCTTCCGTAATCTTCCCGATTAAATCGGAAATACCCTCAAAGGACAAAAACGCCTGGCGCAACTGGTCATTGCTAACCGTAGTCTTGTAAAATTTCTGATAGTTCATAGTATGGAAAGCGCTCCGAACATCGGGAATTTTACGCTTGAAAACCTCATTTTCTGCGGTTTCCGGGTCAAAGTCCTGGGCCTGTACAATATTCACGAACAGTTCTTCGATAGTTTCGCCGTATTCAAGCAAACCACGCTTGAACCCTGCCCAAGGATTGCTGTACATCTTGGAGTTGATAATAACTCTCCCAATACGGTTTACCAGGGCAGAAAGGAAAGCATTCGCCAAAGGCTGAAAGGTAGTAATAACGTCACCAATCTGGCGCAGAGTTCCCAGGGCCATTTCACGAGTTGCCACAGTGCCATCAGAAAGCACCTGCCCTTCGTTAATGGCGGCGGGCACCTGGTCGGCAAACGTGCCGCCTACCTCGCTTCGGATGCTGTTTACAACGTCTGCGGCGCTTGCAGTCAAATTTTTATTCTCAGGAATACTAGGCATTATATTTACCTCCTTTTAATTAGTTTAGGAAAACAACTCATCAATGGTTTTCCCCTCATCATCGTTTTTAATGTCCTCGTTCTGGTCGGCTTTTACCTGTTCCGGGGTGGTTTCCCCGTTGGTATCGCTTTCGCCGTTGTCACCCTCGCCGCCCGTAAAGAACCGGCTGATATAACGGGATTTCAATTCGTTGTATTTTCCCTCCCAGTCCTCACCTGGGGCCGGGTCAGGCGTTACGGGTGGGAGTGCGGTAAAATTAAACTCGTCCGCTTCATCGTCCCATGGTTCCCCGTAACCGTGAAGAATCCCGTCTCTTTCGCTGATATTGTCACGCAGTACGGCAAGGCTTTCTTCCATATCCTCGCCAAACCCTGCTTTGTCCCAAATATCAGCTAAAATCGCATTAAGGGCTTTTCCTGTTTTCATACGGCTTTCACCTCCTATTTTTATTGTATCATATCAGCGTAGAAAATGCAACCAGGGATTTCGCAAATAATAAATAAAATTACGGGATGACGGATAAGTTGGCGGCTCTGGCTCCGGGGGTTCTGGGCCTGGGCCTGGGCCTGGGCCGTAGGAAATCGGCAAATAAATAAAACCTTGTACATATGCGCCGGGGTCTGCCCAAGAGGGAACATAACCATTTTCCGGGTATAATGTTTCTGTCCAAAAATAGGTGGATTGCCAACCGGAATTAGAGGTCACTATACTGCCATCCTCGTTTATTTGTTCGACTACAGCAACATGGCCCCCTATGTCATAATAGGTGCAAATAATTGCGCCTAATGCTGGCATACTTCCTGGGTATGCTCCTGTTTCGTATACCCCCATTTCCTGGGCCGTGGGGAACCATGAATTACCATCCCCCAAAGGCAAATCAGGCGGTTCGCCTAAAAGTTCATACCACCGGCCCCAACAATAGGCGGTACAGTTTGGCATACCGTAACCCGCTTGATAAAATGGGTTCTCATCATACCACATGGGGTTACCTTCTATCCCGTCACTGTCTAAACGGGGTACGAAAACTTGAAATGATGATAAAAAATTATACCAGTTTCGGGCATTTTGCCTTCGCTCATCCTCTGCGGCTACACCGGCTCTTTCATAGTTATAAAGGAAACAGCTTGCTAAATACTCCGGGCTTTCATGGCTTGCAACAAATTCGTTAAAAGTTTCTGGGTATTCATCTGTTGTAAGCCATACAACTTCTATTTCCGGGTGTTGCCATTCTTCTTGTATTTTAGCGCATTGCCCTTCACCGCTAGTTAATTCGTATCCATGGGAAGTTAACCAATTTGTAATACGTGTGCCGGGTGTCCACCCCACAAGCCCATAGCCTAAAACACTAGGCTGGGAAGGGTCTAGGTTTTGCCAGATACCGGGGTTTATAGTTGATTCCCTTTGCATATTCCCCAGCATACCCGCAACAGCGTTTAATGTCCACCCAAGGGAGCCGAAATAATTCCATACCAGACGAGCATTATTTTCCATTTCCGATTGTGTCAAATAACGGTTACCGTAAATCCATTCTAATTGAACACCACCACCGGCAAGGGCGTTCCAATCCTCTACAGTACCATTAAAATAGTCAAGGTCTATGGGGGTATCCGTATATTGCCATACTGACCATGTATTCCAGTTACTAAAACTAGGCTCATCAACCCCCCAATGCGCAACCCATAGGCCAAAACCGGCGTTTGCAATAGGGGCATATTTGCTTTGCGTTGCTTGGTTAGCCTGGATGTATAATAGGGCGTGCACCCCTGTTTTATCCAAAATATAATTTAAAAATTCCTCTATCCAGGAAATAGGGTAACTCAAACTATTTTGTTCCCAGTCTAATGCAATCACGCATTGCCCAATATATGGCGAAATATATTGCAACATACTGGCGGCTTCTTGTGCGCCTGTATTGCCTAAATCTGGCCTTGCGTAATGGTAAAATCCGAAAGGCGTGTTGGTAGATAAAGCGCTCTGCACGTGCCTTTCCATTCCTTCATCTTGATAGTTTATTCCCTCACTAGATTTTATAATTACAAAATCATATTCGGAAAAATCCATTGTGGCCTGGAAAGTCGAAACGTCACATCCATGTAACGCCATTACTATACCCCCTTTAATGTAGTATAAAATAAGGGTAAAGGCGTTTCACGTGAAACGCCTAATACCTTTTACTGTTTATCTGTAATCATCCTGTTGTAGTTGTACACCGTCTGGGCCACTTCCTGCCGGGTAATCAGGTCAGCAGGGCGAAATTTATCCGGGTTCCCTTCCTCGTCCCCGTTCATCACGCCGTTAGCCATACACCAGGAAATAGCCATATATGCCCAGTCTGCCGCCGGTGCATTTTCCAATTTAGAAAAATAGTTTTTAATTGCGTTGTCTGCTTCCTCTTTTGCAATCTTGCGAACGGTTGCTTCATCCATGTCTTTTTCCTCCAATCCACAGTATTTTTTCCATTGTGCCGTACCGCCGTTAAAATAATCAAGGTCAAGGGGGCTACCCTGATACTGCCAAATAGCCCAGTTTTTCCAGTTACTATAAGTCGGCTGTTCCACTCCCCAGTGCGCAACCCACAAGCCAAAATCAGCATTAGCAATAGGGGCATACTTGGATAGTTTCGCCTGGCTTGCCTGGATATAAAGCAACGGCTTAATACCAGTTTGTTTATACACATATTCAAGCCACTTCAAAGCCCAGTCCGGGGAATAGCTCAGGGCCGTTCCCTCCCAGTCAAGAGCCATTACACAGTGCCCAACTTGCCCGGAAATAAAAGACAAGAAACTTTTCGCTTCTTGTTCTGGGCTGTTCCCTAGTTCTGGCCTTGCGTAATGATAAAAACCATAATTTTTGTTGTCCTGCGGTGTGGGGTCAGTCGTTCCAAAAAGCCCAGTTAAGTGCCTGTCAAGTCCTGGGTCTTTCCAGTTATTCCCCTCGCTTGCCTTTATCAAAACAAAATCATAGGTATTATAATCTACTCTGTTTTGATAGCTAGAAATATCTACGCCATTAAGCACTTGTCCGCACCTCGCTTTCTGCATCCAGTTTAGCAATCAACTTTTCAATAACAATAGTGTTATTGTTAATCGCTGTAATAACCTGGTTCATTTCCTGCTTATGCGCTTCTCTTTCTTCTGCGATTTCCTCCCGATTTTTATCCGTAATGTATTTTACATACCAAGCCATTAGACCACACATAACAATAGGGAAGCCCACACTCTGAATCAAGGCAATAATTGCGTTTGCGTCCACGGTGTTCACCTCCCTTCTCTCCTTTCTCTTTTGCTATCTCTATTCTAAACTATTATTAAAGAAATGTCAACCTTTTATCGTGAAGGTGGTTTCCTTTAACACTGTGCCGCCAGCTACCACACTCGCCAAAAGTTTCCCCTGGAATTCTGAACCGGGTACGAAATTTTCCCAGGTTACATATTTATGACAGCTAGAGGGCATCCCGGCGCACGTCACTTTCATAGGCGCATAATAAAGCCGCTCCTTAAATGTTTCATGTGAAACGTGATATTTTACTTTTGGCCTTGGATTTGTGGTAAAATGGGGGAGAGGTTCTTTTATATATTCAATATAACTTTTCGCCCTCAAAAATCTAGCCCTTTTAAAATGGCTTTCTACTTTCCAGGCTCCTAGCCTATAATCATCTATATCTATTTCCTGCGGCATTTCTTCGCCAATTAAGTGTAAGCTGTCTGTATCTGCATATATAAATCTTTTATAATTCTTTTGTGCGTTGCGTATAACATCCGCTCTTGCATATGCTGTTATAAACGCCGCAACGGGCAAATATAACGGCTTTCTTTCCTCAATTTCTCCTAGCTTATATTTCACTAAATTTGAATCTTCATCAAAATAAGGGATTTTACTTTGACATTCTGGTGTTGTAGCAAATTTGCCATATAATGCATTAAGCATTAGTTTTGCAAGTGTACGCATACCTTTGTTGCCTGTTCTTGTGGATTCCTCTTTTACTTTATACCATTTATCTATATATTCATCAAATAGCCCTACTTTAGCAGAGAATTTCCAGCCGCTAATATATTCTATTGACAATATATCATAATGTTCTAAAAATAATTCAAGGTCAACACTTGTCAAGCACAAAGAAATCTCATCCCCATTAGATGAAGTTACATATTCAGTAGGCAAAAAACCAAAACGGCCCCCTTTTATTTGCAATGTCGGTAAATGATTCTTTTTTAATTCAAAATTTGCAACAAACATTTGAATATATAAGGGGTATAAATCATCTTGTATATATTTTCCCTCATAAAATATACCCTCTCCAAACGGCAGTTTTTCAAAACGCATTACAGAAGGGTACATAGAATTTTTATCTAGTACAATTCCCTCTTTTATATTCTTACCCTGATATAATGGGTTACAATAAGTAAAGCCGCCCTTATACGCTTGCCTTATATCTTTGTCATACTTTGGCGGGGGAAAGATTTTTTCAAATTTCCGTGGTAATGTCTGCTTAAAATCGTATAAAGCATTAGAGCCTTGTGTAATCCTGGTCAAGTTCTGACTAAATAATACCTTTAACGCATCTGATACTATTTTGCAGTCACGGTAAATATAACTCTGTTCCTCTTTTGTTATCTCCCAGCCAATAGGGCGGGGGTAACTATAATCAATTTCGCCTTTTTCTACTTCTAGTCCGAAACTTTTTGCAATAACTGCAACCTTAAACGGTATAATTTTAAGGCTGTCATAAATTGTAGTTCTCTGCCCCTCTCTAAAACTTATTTCAATACTATAAAATTGGTTCATATCTGATATTAAAGTATTAAACTCGCCTGGATTCAATTTCTTTCTATTAGTTGTGTGCTTGAAATTGTGTCTAAATAACCAGTCAATTATAAAAGAACCGTCAAATTTTAAATTGTGAAAATAAAAAACTGCGTTACCCATGGTATTAGCAAAATTCAAGAAAAATTCTATGTCGTTACCTAGATAAAATTCTTCATTTTCCATGGAATAAATGCCAGCGGCCCACACTCTGCAATCTTCTTCTTGCGTTGTGGTTTCAAAATCCGCTACATATTTAAGCAATTTTTTACCCATTGTCTTTTAAATACTCCCATTTATCTAGCATATATTCAACACGTTCATTTGGAGAAAGGTCAAGTCTATATACAAACTCCATACCTAGTACGGGGTCAGCACTCATACCTTCCATTAGTTCATCTACCGTTAAGCTATTGACAAGTTTTCTTAATTCCTTATAGTTTGTTGCGGCGTTTAGTTCTCTAGCCATTGCCTTTAAATAATTCTGTTTTAATGCGGCGTTCATGTTTTCCCTATAATTTACATTTGCTTGTTTCTGTGCGCTTTTCCAATATTTCAAGTAATTTTCCCGCCCTCCCGTATAAGTGGCGGTAAAATCCGTGCGGGGTGCTAAATTGTTTGCTTCAACAGTACCCATAGTACCACGTATGGTAGAGGGGTTTAGCTTCTTCAATGCCCTTGCCCTATCTGCGTTTATACGCCTATTGGCATAGATAGCTTCTTTTCGTTCCCATTGTGTGATACGCAACCCATAATTATTTTTATAGGGACGTTCGGCACCTGGTTTTAAATAGCGTCCATAAACTCCCATAACTCGATTATATTCAGCCCTACTAGAAATTGTTTTCTTCAATTCCCCATAGGTGATTTTAGGGGGCTGTGGCGTTACTGGGCTTTCAAATTCACGGCGTTTTTTATTAAAGTCTTTTACCAGCTTCTTTAGTTTGTCTGCATCCGTTTGCGTCCATGTCTTAAATGGTAATTTAGCCATTTATTACACCTCCATAAAGACAAGAAAGGGGAAGGGGTTTAGCCCCTCCCCCGTTCTTGGGAATATATGCTAGATTCTTTTACTCGTGGTTCAGATTGCCCCCAAAGTCTACAGCATCCAAAGAAAGCATTTTTCTTTCTTTAATGGTACGCTGGATTACTTTAACCTTGACAGGGGCTTTCCAGGTTTCGGGAGTGCCAATAATAGCACAAAGGTTTTTAAGGCTATTATACACACCCTTGGAAATGGTAACATAGGTAGTACCATCATCAGAAATGAGTACGATACGGGGGCAAACCTGCGCTTCCCCGGTTTCCTGGTTAGGCAACTCTACAGGCTGAATAAAGATGTGACGAATAGTAACAATCTCGTTGATATGGTCACCAAGGCTTTCGTCAGGGTTATTCATAGCCTTATAGAGTAACAAGGCTGTGTCCTCAGATTCTGCCAAAAGGGAAGTATAAGGCGCTCCGCTTTCGTTTGCGGTTACGTTATACAAAGTCAGACCGTTTTCCATTGTTCATTTCTCCTTTCTTATTCGGCGGTTTTTTCACTTTCAAAAACGGCATACTGGGCAATAATCTCATCAGGAATATTTGCCACGGCATGGATTTTACTCTGCTTGATAACAGTAAAACCGGGGTTTTCCTTGACTACCTTTGCAGGGGAGAGGTGACCCACATTCGTTACAGTGTGTACTTCCTCCACGTTTGCACCATTCAACTTTCCGATGGTTGAGTTGGTCACAGGGATTTTCACTTTCATTTTCTGATACTCCTTTATTTAATATTTCTGAAACGATACTGAATCCAGCTTTCTACACTGTCCGTCTGCTGTTCCTGTTCCGTTTCAACGTAATCATTATACAGCTTTTCGGGGAGATTGTCAAGCCCTTTTTCAAAATTTTTGAAATGATTTTCTATCAAGCTATCTTTCTCAGGTTGCAATATGTCAAGCACACTACACCCTAAAGCATCCGCTATCTTGCACAGCTTGCGCAACTTCGCCCCGTTAATGTTATTTGCGCCCTGTTCGTAATTCTGCAAAACACGTAATGACACACCAGCCCGGTTGGCAAGTTCTGCCTGGGTGTATCCTCTAAAAATGCGAACCTTTGCTAAATTTGAAACCAAGTGCGGCACCTCCTTTCCCCTATATTATACACCTTTTCCTGGGTCTTGACAACCCCCCGCTTTTTATTGTATAATAAAGGAAAGGCAAGGATTCCGAAACTTTCGGGTAGTGTTCGGCTTTACTGGGGTGTCAAGGGTTGATTCCCTCCCAGGGGCTACGCCGTGACGGGCGCAACACCCCAACGGGATTCTTGCCTAAACTTTTATAGAGGTGTATAGATTGTACTGGGATATAAATAAAATATTGCCATATCAACGCAACTTCAATTTAATAAACGGCGAAAGAAGTATAGGCAAAACTTATACCACCCAAAAATGGGTGGTTAATAGATGTATAAAGAATCACCAGCAATTCATTTATATCGTAAGAACACAGGAAGAAAAGAAAAATGGAGTTTTTGCCCTGGGTTTTGAAAAAGTGTTGCTTAACGAATTCCCCGATTATTCTTTTAAGTTTTCCACTGAAACTTGTTCTTGTGAAGGTGAAACAATAGGGCATTGCATTGCATTAAGTGAATCACATAAAATTAAAAAGAGAAGTTTCCCGCTAGTATATTATATTATATTTGATGAATATATGCTAGAATCTGGTAGCCGTTCCCAGTATGTTAGCGGATGGGATGAGCCAGACTTATTTTTAAGCATTTATCATACTGTTGATAGGGAGGAAGATAGGGTAAAATGTTTTCTTTTAGGTAACAACACCAGCTTTTACAACCCGTATCATATGCACCCGGCATTTAATGTGCAACCTGTACATAAAGGCGAAATCTGGACAAGCGAGAATGTACTTTATCAATGGGCTGTAAGCGATAACGAATTAAAGAAGAAAAAGCAAGGGTCTAAATTTCTGAATATGATTGATGGGACAAAATACGGGAAGTTTGCTAAAGAGGGCGATTATATTGAAGATAATACCGCTTTCTTGGGCAAGCATAGCGGGAATAGTATCTATATTATGACACTGGAAACTAATGGCATGAGTTTTGGTGTATATAATGATGTAAAGCAAGGTGTTGTTGTTATATCTGACCATGTAGACCCGAGTTGCCCGTTTAGATATGCTATTACATTGGATGACCACACAGAAAATACTATGCTAACAAAAATGAAAGATTCTCATATACTTTGGTTAAGCAAGGCTTTTAAAATCGGGTGTGTTAGATTTGAGAGCATGGCAATTAAGAAGTTGACGGAAGAAGCTATACAGAAAATATTGTGATAGAGGTAGACCGCACCACATTGACCACAATCAAATAGGGCTGGGCCAGATAAGGCGAGCGCTATTTGAGTTTGCGAGAATAGGCAAAGGCTTATTTGAGTTTGCGAAAATAAGCGCCAGCTTATTTGAGTTTGGGGAAATAGGGTGCGGTCAGTTTGCGCCCGTAGATTCC